AACATCATGATTTTCTTCTCTCTGTGCGTGTTATAGCGTTTAGATGTTGGATACCATGTGAAGAAGTCCTTCTTACCCTTGCTGGAATTACAGCTTTGACAGGCTGGTATGATGTTGTTGTGGGTGTACTCTCCTTCAGATGACAATGGGATGAAGTGTTCCTGATGCAACGTCTTGTCTCCGGCCCCACAATAAGCACATGCATTGTTGAATTTTTCAAGGATGTGATTCCATTGTGCCGGTGTAAGCGTCTGAGCAAGACCAGCTTTTTTGGATCTTCGGGATTGCCATTGTGCCTTCGTCACATCGGGGTTGTTCTTTTTCCATGCGGTCTCTGTTTTCTGCGCCCTATCCTTATTGTTATCTCTCCACACCTTGTATTGTTGGAGCGTGGATTCCTTGTGTTCTGCATAGTACTGCTTCCTGCTCTCAATAATCTGTTCTTGGTGTTCCACACGATATTGATTCATGTGATCCCGAATTTGTTCCTTATGTTCGATCCGGTATTGTTTAACGCAATCCTTGCAGTCATATCTAAAGCCGTCCGGGGTATTGCATGCTTTTGAGAAGTTTGTTTCCGGCTGTTCCAATCCACATTTGCTGCATACTTTTGCCATCTCATCAATCCTTTCTGACATTACATTTTATCACCCTCTCCAATGTATCATCATCACACCTCCCCAAATATTCCCGTAAAAGCATGTTCACAATTCCCGTGAGTGTCCTTCCTGTTGCGGATGCATGTTTACATATGGCCTCTTTCAAATCCTTATCCAACCTCATTGATACCAATACTTTCATGAGTTTCACCTCCATATATACAAGTATATCACAACATCATGTGTTTTTCAATGCGCTTTCCACAATATGTGGGAGGCTTTCTTTTTGTCCAAATAAACTGAAAATAATTATAAAATACTTTGAAAAAGATGTTGACAGACGTTGCCAACGATGCTATACTGTAAATAGTAGATAACACAACAACAAATACAAGGAGGTCACGGACATGTCAATATATTCTTTTTGGTCGGGAGATACAACATATTTCACAAATTCAAAAAGTCTCAAAAAAGCGCAAGCGGTCGGGAAAGAAAACATGATTCATTATTTCGAAACATGCAAATACTTAGAAGAAGAACCGGAAGCGGGAGCCGATTATTTCATCCCAAAAGAAGTAGAAAAAGAGCGGATTGAATGGGTACGACATATGATGAAAACAGACAAAGATGTTATGGTCTTGGAAAATGACACAGAAGATTACATAAATTTGGTATAACGAGAAAATCACCTGACCTATCGGGTATACGGGGAGAAGGAGGTTATCATGAAAATCAAGATTGGAAACAAGTACGTCACAGGTATCAACAACAGCACGAAATCAGAACCCATCTCGCTTATACTTGAAGACAAAACGGAATCCGTCTGGAATATTGTCGGACTTCATCTTTTGCAGAGGAAATTTCCCGATGTTGTGTTTGATGTGGAGGTGTGAATATGAAAAGTTTATTGACGGACAGCGACATGGATAGGTTGATTGAGTTATTCCTTAGGCGGGAATCATTGCCGGATTTCGAGAAAACAGAGCTTGCTGTACTTGATGCACTTTGCAAGATGTATAACATCATCAGAAGGGCGGCGTGATATGGAATACTGTGAAGTCTGCAACAGCCTTGTGTTACGTGACCACTGCTCGAACACCCATTGCGGCAAACACCTCCGCATCTGGGCGCAGGACGATCCACATTATTACGATGACCTGAAAGAGGACAAACCGCTCATCCACGCCAAACGATACAACAGCCATTTGGTTCAATCGATGGGGCTGACAAGTCAACGGATAAACCCGAAGGTGGGGTATCACCTGTACGTCTGGTAAGGAGGAACCATGATACCAAATGGATGCTTTGATTATGAGTACAATGGCGAGGACTGCCGTAAGAAGTTCGGCGTGTATATGATAACCAATACAATGGATGGGAACTTTTATATCGGTAGTACATCTGTATCGTTTAAAGAAAGATGGAGAGGCCATATAAAGTCATTCAAAGACAATATCGGAGGTTGTCCTCATCTTAAAAATGTTGCACGTAAATATGGAATAGATATACTGAAATTCAGTATTATAGAATTATGCGACGATTATAACCAATCTATATCACGAGAACAATGGTGGATGGATAAATTATACGCTAAATATAATATATGTAAAATAGCAGGGTCTACTTATGGTATAAAGATGGGTGAAGTTCAAAGGAATAACATTAAATTGCAATATTTAAATGGGCGAATTGCTTGGAATAAAGGGAAACATTATAAAGCCAACCACATATGTTCGGAAGAAACGAAAAAGAGAATGAGTGAAGCAAAGAAAGGGAAAAAATTTACTGAAGAACATAAATCTAAATTGAGAGGGAAAATTCATACCGCAGAACAAAACTTAAAAGTTAAAGAATCATTAGAAAAGTTTTATGCTAACGGCGGTAAAGTACATAATACAGGGAAACATGTGCCAATAGAACAAAATAATAAATGTAGAGAATCCTTAAAGAAATATAGGGACTCACCCAAGTATGCGATAGATATACAAAACATGAGATTAGCCGCAATACAAAGAAGAGGCGTGAAAAAGGGACCGCACACACAAGAACACAAAGACAAATTAAAGGCCGCATTGAAAGGGAGAATTCCATGGAACAAAGGTTGTACTACATCGGAATACACCAAAGCGAAAATTAGCGCATCTAAGAAAAATCCTTCTGTCGCAACAAGAGAGAATTTAAGTAAATCAAAGATCGGACAAACTCCGTGGAATAAAGGTAAAAAAATGACTGATTATAAATTATCAGGGCGTAAAAAAAAGATAGTCGATATGAACAAGTTGATTTCACTTAAAGAACAAGGCATCCCATATACACAAATATCAAAATTAATGGGAATATCTATAGCGACAATATACAACAGATTAAACAATAGGCAAAAGTATAACGAAGATTTTAAGGAGGTATCCAATGGGTAACATGTTACTGAAAGTCTGCATATTCATTGCCATTGCCTGTACCGCTCCCTGCATCATCTGGTGGGCATCGTGGTTGTCGGCACGAACACAGAGCAGGGTGATCCGGTACAAAAATAATGTGAGGTGAAAGGGGATCATCATGGAACTGAATGACATCATTGAAGAGCAGGTGACGGTTGAAGGGTTCCATATCGACAACGACACCAAGGCAACATGGGCGATATCCAAGATAAAGGCCGACCGAGAAGAAACATTGAAGTTCGCATTCGCCTGCAAGGAAATGGCTCGTGTCTATGACGGCAAGGCCAAGGAAGCAATGGACAAGGTTGCACAGAAAACGTCCGGGTTGGAAGGAATGCTATCGGTATACTTCGAAACCGTGAAAAGGAATGTCACTAAGACACAGGAAACCTACAAGCTGCCGGGTGGCGTTCTGAAAAAGAAGTACGGAACGGTCGAGTTTGTCCGGGATGATGCGGTTCTGACAAAATGGCTGCAGGAGAACAAGTACCCGGAATTCATCGAAACTATCTGCAAGCCCAAATGGGCAGAACTGAAAAAATACGTAACTGTGTCAGGGAACATTGTGGTTGAAACTGATACGGGCGACATTGTTGAAGGGGTTTCCGTTGTGGAAAGACCAGATACATTCGTTGTGGAATTGGAGGCATGATTATGGAAAACATCTATCAGGCAATATCAGGGGTTATGAACGACATTGGAGCGGTAGGGAAAGACAGCAAGAACATTCAGCAAGGATTTATGTACCGAGGCATAGATGCTGTAATGAACGCACTTTCACCCGCAATGGTACAACACAAGATGTTCGTGGTTCCCGAATGCCTTGACCATTCAAGGGAAGAACGCGAAACGAAAACAGGAGGGCACCTTATCTATTCCATCGTCAAGGTCAGATACACGTTCTTTGCTGAAGATGGCACTTTTGTTTGCGCTACGACCATCGGTGAGGGAATGGACAGTGGAGACAAGGCCACAAACAAGGCAATGGCAATCGCATTCAAATACGCTTGTTTTCAAGCTTTCTGCATCCCGACAAAAGAAATGGTAGACCCGGACGGTGAATCGCATGAGGTGAAGGAACGGGATGTGATAAAGTACACACAGCCAAGGCCCATTGAGAAAGAAGAAGATCGGAGAGAGTTTTCACCATTCGATAAGCCGGTTGAAATCACCAACATGAACAGCGGGATATCCGAAAAGCAAATCAAACGCCTGTATGCCATTGCCGGTAAAGCGGGTATCAACGTGGGAGACGTGCTGAAGGTCATCGTCCATGACTACAAGAAAACAAGCGTTGAGTCTTTGACAAGGGATGAATACGATACCATCTGCAACCGATTGGAAACGAAGGTGTGATATGGGGTATTCGGGCCAGGATTTAGTCAACGCACTACACAAGACCCGCAAAGACCTGATGGAGTCGGTGGAGAAGTGGCGAAACTACGGGATATCGCTTGCTGGCTGTGAACGGGGCTATCGGGTCGCGTATGCCAAGATGATCATCCGACTACATGAAGAACGCAAGGTGGCGTGGACGGCGGCTATCGACCTTGCAAAGGGCATGGAAGCGGTGGAAGGGTTAAGGTTCGCAAGGGACGTTGCGAAGGTACACTATGACGCGGAACAGGAACGATTGAATGTGCTGAAGATTGAAGTGAGGATGTTAGAAGCGGAGTGCAAGGAGGGGTTACGTGGATACGGAAATACTTAAACTGATGTGTCCCATATGCGGGCGGGAAATGGAGCGCCGTAAAAACCCAAATATCATGTGCATGGTTGAGTATAACTGCGCCAATGGACATGAACGTGTACTTGTCCAACCCAGTACAGTTTCCTTTGTGTTTTTGGGGGACGGATGCTACATAACCGATATGCCAAACAACACATCCTGCGAGAAGGCCATTGCAAGAATGAGGAAAGAATATGAATGGGAAACAGGTTTTACAAATGGGGTGTAACGCCGTACCAAAGCCGACTACCACCAAGCGCAAGCGAGGACACATCATGAACCCGAAACCAATTGAAGGTTCCATCTGCCTTGTCTGTGGTATAAGCATCGACCTTGAAACCCATGAGATATTCGGGGGTAGCAGCCGCAACTTGTCCATCCAGTACGGCCTGCAAGCCATCCTGTGCCACGATCATCACCAAGGTACTGATGGAGTGCATGGTAAGAATGGAAAGCCACTAGCATACCAATTACACACTGCGGGGCAGATACGGTTTGAAGGTCGGTCTGGGTCAAGGGAAACATTCGTGAGGATGTTTGGGCGAAGTTATTTGTAGGGAGGAAACATGAAGCTGTTGATAACGAAACAGAAAACCAACCCTTACACCAGGATGAGAACCAGCGGGGATAAACCGAGGCTGATGCATGGCGTGAACCCTAAAACGGACGGAACCTATTGCGGGGTGGAACTATCCAACCCGTTTGAGTACGAGGGTGGATGGGCTAACGTGACGTGCCCTAGATGCGTTGTGAATGCGGGGAAGAAGTATGACGCTTGATATGAACCACCTTTACAATATGGACTGTATGGATGGGATGAAGGCTATACCGGACAAGTTCTTTGAATTGGCGATAGTTGACCCGCCGTATAACATCGTGTCACAACAAAAGCGCGGGATAGGAAGCCGTATAGACAAGACCGGGAAAATGAACGAATGGAACCATATCAAGCCAACACAAGAATATTTCGAGGAATTGTTTAGGGTTTCCGAGTGTCAAATAATTTGGGGTGCGAATAACTTTACGCTGCCAGAAACAGAATATTTCATTGTATGGGATAAGTTCCAAACGGTAGATAATTTTGCTTCCGCCGAGTATGCTTGGACAAATGTGAAAATGCCAGCAAAAGTATTCAGATACGCAATCCATAAAGAAATGGCTGATCGAAAGGATAATGGTGGGAAAATTCATCCAACCCAAAAACCTATCGCGCTTTACAAGTGGCTTCTCACCAACTACGCCAAACCCGGCGACAAGATACTTGATACCCACGTTGGTTCCGGTTCGTCCATCATAGCCTGCATGGACTACCATTATGACTACATAGGCTTCGAGATAGACGCAGACTACCACAAGGCAGCGCAGGAACGGATAGACTCATACGCAAGCCAGATGCGAATGTTTTGAAGGGATGGGCACGGTATGAAGAAGATATTCGTCTGCTCCCCGTTGAGGGGAAACATTAAACAAAACATCGTCCTTGCCGAAGCTTATTGCCGGATGATTGCACTCATGGGTATGATCCCGATTGCACCACACGCTTACTTCACGCGGTTTCTGGATGACGACATTGAAATGGAACGGGAACTGGGAATGAGCATGGGCATGGAGTTGCTTTTGGGGTGTGATGAATTGTGGTACTTTGGGGAACCATCGGCTGGGATGAAGACTGAAATGGCAGAAGCAAAAGGTTTAAACATTCCCGTACTTGACGGGTGGACAGTGTATAAAATGCGACAATTTAACATATCTGCAAAAGATATATTAGCTATATATCCTAATACTGGCATTGATGTATCCTCCTTTAGACTTGATATGTAAAACTTGATACAAAACGCGAAGTATCCGAAAAATTTGTATCGTCCAAGTCGGTAGATACACCGGCATTACTTGTCTCCTGCATATCTATACGACTAGAATGCCTTGACATCGAATGACAGTGGTATATAATATATGACAGGGGGTGAATTATGAATAAAACTTGTAGCAAATGTGGCGTGGAACAACCGGAAACAAACTTTTCAAAAGACAGTTCTTCCCTGTGTGGTCTTCAATGTTCCTGTAAGAATTGCGCTAGAGCATACTATAATTCCCACCGTGAACATTATGGCGAGTATAGAAAACGACACTATATAGAAAACAGGGAAGCCATAATCAGACAAACTAAGGCTTGGAAAGAAAATAACCCGGAAGCGAGACAAAAGGCGAACGCTTTATGGAATGTTAATAATAAGGAGAGGAAACGAATTGCAGATGCAGAGTGGAGAAAGAACAATAAGGAGTACAAACAACAGAAAGATGCGGCATACCATCAATCTCATAGAGAAGAACGCAGAATATACAATAAGGAGAACAGAGAAAAAATACTAATATACGCTGCCACGCGGAGAAAAAAACGACCTAATCTTTTTAAATTGTATAACCATACCAGAACAGCTAAGAAGGCAGGACTTGACAGAACCCTAACGCCAGGACAATGGGACCAAATATTGGAATCATTTAACAACACATGCGCTTATTGTGGGGTAAGGGATAAATCATTGCATCAGGATCATTTTATACCATTATCATCCGATGGAGAATATACGCACAACAATATCATACCAACATGCAAAAGCTGCAATTCCAGTAAAGGGGCAAAGGACTTCTTCACATGGTATCCGACAACCAACTACTACGATAAGCAAAGAGAAAAGAAGATCATGAAGTTCCTTCATTATTCTGGTTCAGCACAACAACTTGCACTTTGGTAAATTGAACAGGAGGATATAATGCTTAATGTAAAAGAGTTCGCGTTATTCATGGGGGTTTCAACCAGAACGGTTCGCCGTTGGATGTGCCAGGGTATGCCTTATGTTCGTGTGGGCCAGATCATACGCATAAATAAGGACGATGCAATGGGGTGGATTGAGGGGCAGAGGAAGGCGTAAAAAATAATTTTATATAATGGGTTGTAATCGTGTTAAAATAGGTATATTGTATTGAAAGGGGGTGATACTACTTGGAACCATTGGTAAACATAAAAGTTGTTGCAGACTATTATACCGTTACAACCAAGACTGTACGGAACTGGATCAAGGCCGGTATGCCTTGTATGAAACGGGGAAATGTTCTTCGGTTCAGCATGAAGGATGTTGTGGAGTGGGAGAAGGTGAAAACGTGAAAGATGCTTTCTACTTCTCCCATGACTCCAACGCCAGGAACGATCCAAAGATATTGGCAATGAGAAGTCGATATGGGTATCAAGGTTATGGATGGTATTGGGCGTTTATAGAATCCCTTCGAGACCAACCAAATTACAAATACCCATTGAATAAATATACCATTGATGCGTTGGCATTGCTTTGGCAATGCGATCGCACAGCGGCAGAGCAATATGTATCGGATTGTTGTCATGAGTTTACTGCAAACGGAAGTGCGTTAATGTGTATTGATGATTGTTTTGTGTGGTCTGAATCGTTTTCAAGACGCATGGAAGCAGTGGATATTAAAAGAGCAAAAGCCAGTGAATCAGCACGTTCCGGATGGAAGCAAAGCGGTGGCAATGCGAAGGCAAAGCGAACGCATAGCGAACGCAATGCAAGTAAAGGAAAGGAGAGTAAAGAACTTATATCTATAAATAGATATAAGAACGAAGCATTAAACAATGCATTGGAATCGTTTGTAAGTATGAGATGTGAAATAAAAAATCCAATAACTGAACGAGCGATGGGAATGATGATTGCAAAATTGGACACCATAGCAAAAACCGATGATGAGAAAATTGCGATACTGAACGAATCGGTGATGAACTGTTGGAAAGGTGTGTTCCCTTTGAAAAATAGACCGCCGCAACCACAGGAACACAACTACAGAATGGAGTCATGATGGAAAGAGTACCACCACACTCAATCGATGCTGAACAGTGTGTACTTGGATGCATGATGCTGGATTCCGAAGCATTGAGCAAGGCTATGCGCTTGTTATCTGCAGATGACTTCTATCTTGAAAAGCACCGGATGATATTTAACGCCATTGCATCGGTGAAACACTGTGATGTTACAACGGTATCGGATGCGCTTGAAAAGATGGACGTTCTCCAAAAAGTCGGAGATATTGAATACCTTGCCAGCCTTACAGGAATCATCCAAACAACGCAAACAATAACGGCACATGCGGATATCGTTGTTGAAAAAAGTCAGTACCGGAAGTTCATATCCGCTTCAGAACAGATATCAAATCTGGCCATGAGCCAAAGCAAACCCGTGCTTGAAATAAAAGGTATCGCCTTTGAAATGATGGATGTAAAAGTAGCATCGCAGTCGGAAGGAACAGGTATGGCAGATGCGACAGCTAAGTTCGCAAAGTTGTTGGAGGATCGCAAAACGAAAAAAGGAAGCGGTATCAAAACGGGCATACCGTGGATTGACAAAAACACAAATGGATTCCCACCCGGCAACAGTATCATCATCGCCGCCAGGCCTTCCGTGGGAAAAACCACCCTTGCGGTACAAATTGCGAAGTTCAATGCATACCGGGGAAAGAATGTACTCATTTTTTCGCTAGAGATGACGGACATGCAAATCACCGAAAAGATGGTTGCGAATGATGCTTTTGTAAACTCTAACTTGTTGAAGAACCCTTTGGAGTTGACACCGGATGAACAAAAAGCAGTCAAGGAAGCTATTGATGAAATAGCGACTCTCCCCATCGAGATATACGACAACATTTTCACTATTGAGGAAATCGGTTCAACCGCAAAACAATGGAAAGCAGAACACGGAAACGGGTTGGTGGTCATTGACTATCTTCAGATGGTGCAGACAAGCAGAAAGTTTGGAACCAACAACGACCGGGTAGGATATCTGTCATCATCAATCAAGCAACTTGCCAAAACGTTGAACTGTCCCATCATCACATTATCACAACTCAAAAGACCGCCTGAAGGGGTGAACTACAAACCGTCCCTCACCGACTTGCGGGATTCTGGAAACATCGAACAAGACGCTGATGTGGTTATCCTTCTTCACGATCCGAACGCAGGTAACATTGATGCCACAAACAAAACGGACTTGGAGTGCATGATTGCGAAGCAACGTGAAGGGGAGCGGGACATCGGGAAGATGCTTCGATACATGAAGCCACAACAGCGGATCACGGAGGATGAGCGATGAAACTTCCAGTCAACACACAGGCCATTGTCACCCAGGAAGCCATCCATAACGCAAGCCAGACTGAACGTTGTAGACTGATGCGCGAGATCATCCGCGGGGCAAAATTCAGTCCAAGGAGTGGGTATGACACATAAGTTCACGGTCATCGGGAAACTTCCCAGTCTTAATGAGATAATTAACGAAGGAAGAACATCCATCCGTTGGGCGGCACGGAATAAAAAGAAGTGGACTGAAGCAACCGCTTGGCAAATCAGAATGCAGTGTGTTCCCCACATCAGCAAACCGATTGTAGTACGCCTGACGTGGTTCCAGAAGGACAAACGTACTGACCCGGACAATCTTGCTGGTGGAGGGTGTAAAGTCCTTATGGATGCCTTACAGATGGCCGGTGTACTGGACAACGACGGCTGGCAGATCCGGGGTATTGTGAACTGGTTCAAGATTGACAAGAAAAGGCCGAGGGTTGAGGTTGCGCTACGAGAAACACGGGGGGTATGACATGGCATACAGCAAGCTTGAAATGAAGGTGCGGAGGTTGGAACGGGAACTTGACCAAGAAACGAGAGACGGCACGGAACTATGCAACGGATGGAAGTTTTCAATGCATAGGGCAAGGGCACTATATGACAGATTGACGGTCGCAAGGAACGCATTGGAACTGGAACAGGAAAGAAAGGTGGGGGAGTGAGATGAGAACGGGCAAGGAGATAAACGACTTGTATGCCGGAGAAGTGGAGGCCCAGACGTGTGGGACGTGCGGAAACAATACGAAAGATGATGTTTGTATGATATGGGACACGGGGTTGAAGGTGACGGAAGCGGGAACATGTACTGGCTGGCAACCCATCCCAGTAGCAACCACGGATGTCAAAAGCAACGTCCCGTGGCATCACATGGGGGAACCAAACGGGATGTATAATCCTGATGGGAGTATTAGAACGTGGACAAGCGATGTTGAGTGGTACCGTGGTGCCATTGCCAAGCGGGATGACCTGATACGCAGGATGGCATTTGAGATGAGAACATATCCAGACCTTGGCCATTTTGCAAAGTACAGCGCATTGATATCCGAAGCCAACGAACTAATGGGGGTGAAGTAATGCCTAAACCAAGATACGGATGCGCAAACTGCCTATATGGGGACAAACCACGAGATATCCCTTGCACAGTCTGCCCGGTCCCTGATAAGCCAACCGAAATGCCGCGCAAGTGGGAGCCAATAGTGGACTTGGCAAAATGGAGTCCAACAGAAACGAAGCCAGGGGAGGTTGAGACATGAAGAAAATATTTATAACGGTTCTGATTACGGTTCTATGTACTTTGTTGATAACCACGGGTGTTTTTGCAACATTGGGTATTGATTTGGTGGGTATGCTGGGTGTTAAGATTACCGCAATAGCAACTGGGGCTACAGCAGATACCGATGCACAACTTGGAACTAGCGAACAAAGTGTAGTTGGCGATGTTTCTGATTACTTGACAAATTATCTAAACGGAATTTCAAGTGAATTTGGTACATATGCACAAGATCAGACCAATCAGGCGAAACTCCATATGATTGATGAAGGACAACAAATCAAAGATACTTTAGACACAAATCGCCAGACCTTAGTGGATGCAGGAGAATTACAGATTAGAACGGACATTGAAGAAAAGGGCAGAGTTAAATATAATCAGTTGGATAAAGACCTTGAAGATGCAATCAAAGCTATATTGCAGTAAATGGGGGTGAAGCGATGTACCCGACAAGGGAACAGGTCCTTGACATGATGAACTGTTTTAATAATGAGTGCCGTGAATGCAAGGCGTACAAACCATTGTGCTATACCACCCGTGATGATAGAGCAAGTTCATGGTTGGCTGTCCTCGATGCCATAGACGCAAAGCAAGCCGAACTTGACGGAAGGACAAAAGCGTTGGACTGGACAGCAAACAGGTGTGACGAGTTGGCATTGGAAGCCGGATTAAAAAATATCGAACTGAACAAGGCCCACGACCTTATCAGACGGATGTCGGGCACTTTGATGGAATGGGATAAATGGGATAACTCAGGGCTCATAGGTGAGGCAAAAGAGATGTTGGAGGTATCCTAGCAATGGCACAGCACAAGCACCAGTTTCAACCGAAACCACAACCCGTAAATCCATACCCATTTTACAAGTCAAACAAGGAAGCGTTCCGCAAGCGGTATCCGCAATACTTTGACATGGTCATGAATACAGAACCGTATCCGCTTGAAAAGACGAAAACCAACCTACCGAACGTCAAGCTGAACGGGAGGGATTACTACGATGCAGAAAACCCATTGGGTATGGTAGAACAAACGCTGCGGTCGAACGATTTGAGATTGGCAAGGCTTGTTGTGTGTCTTGGGTTCGGGCTGGGTTACGATCCATTATTTTATACGGAACAGATAAGTCAGACCGCCAACACCGAGTGGATGCTTGTCATTGAGAAAGACCCTGCACTTATACATACGGCAATGAAGTTCATGGACTTGCATTCATTTTTTGGACAACCACGAATCACGCTGATGATAAACGTACCGGAAGACAAACTGTTTCCAAAGATTGCGGAATGGCTAGGACTTGAAAATCGATATTACAACGCACGGGCATATGAGTATATTTATAACATGTCGGCGATGGAGGAATCTTACTACGGGACAGTCATCAAGGCAATGTCGGATGCAATCGGTTATGCGGTGAGTAATTACGGAAACTGCGTGGAAGATTCGATGATCGGCACCGAGAACATGTTCAAGAACATCCCGACCATTCTGAACAATCCTGGGGTCAATCTGCTGAAAGATAAATTCAAGGGAATCCCTGCGGTGGTCGTTGCAACCGGGCCGTCACTAGACAAGAACAAACATCTGTTAAAAGGCATTGAGGACAAGGCACTCATCATCTCCTGTGACGCAAGTCTGAAGATACTTTCCAAAATGGAGCACAAACCGCACCTGGTGGCTACACTCGAACGGGAGATGGCGATTGTCCAGTTATTCGAAGGTTTGACGGCTGAACAAGTGGAGGATGTTTACCTC